TTAGTTATGATTTTTCAAACCGCGTACAGAAACTTTGAAAGCGTGTACACCGCGTACAAATATACCCCCTTTAGGGTTTTCTTTGATCCATTTGTCAAATTCTAGCAGTAATTTTAAATTCATTTTTGTTATTATTTTGTCTGTTACGTCTTGTTTCTATTTCTAGGTTAAATATATCCGCAGCAACCTTAAGACCTTTTTTGTACTTTACTTGGCTATAATCTTTTTTCTCTAGGTCGTTAGTGTTTAAAAAGTTTAAGTATTCATTGCCAAACTCAAACCATTTGTCAAACTCTATAAGTTCAAAGTAATCTAAAAAGTCTTCGCCAAAGTTAAGCTTTATATTCTTACGATTAATAGTTTGGCTATTATCTATTTTTGGTATTCCGTTTAAAAGATAGTTTTGCACCGAGTCAATCATAAAGTTATAAAAGCGGTTCCACTCGTCTCGATCCCAATCATTGCTAAACATTGCCTTGCCACCAAAGAAGTCTAAAGGCGTATTGTTATGGTTAAAGAAGTTACTAAACTCTAGGACTTTAACCCTACGCTTGCCGTGACCTCCGGAGTAATTTATAGTGTAATTAGTAGTAAAGCCAAACTTTGGTGCATCTTCATAGCCGATATATATTTCGTCTTTGTTCTTTTTTTCTATTGTAACGCCTTCGGTGATCTTAGAATAGAATCCCTCGAAGTCTACGTTCTTACGGCAATCCTCAATGACTATTAGCTGCGTTGATAGTTCCACACGCTGAAACGCAAAGGACTTGTCAAGCTTAAAATTCTTACCATCAATCGACACTAAGTTAATAAGCTTACCTATTGCCTTAAAGAATAAACCCTTACCGGCGCCACCACCTTCGGCTTCGTCTTCAGTCTCTTCGGCTAATATTACTGCGTAAGATTTTGTAGGATCTTTATATGTATGCAGTAGGTAACCGATTAAAGCTTTAGTATATTCAGTACGCGCAGCCTCGTCGTTGCTTATCTTTTGTATAAACTTAAGGTAGGCCACGTTGCTAAGGTCTAAGTCTTGATCTATATTTATTTCGTAAGGAATCACTTGCTCGCGCCATACGTGCATATTAATAGCGCCATATTTAAGTAACTCTTTTTTATTCTTAGTTACATGCACCACGCCGTTAAGAAACGGATAGTATGCCGAGTCTTTAGTATGCTTAAGAAGTTTTAATTCTATGTTAGTCATGAACTCAAAGAGGCCCTTATTAAAATATGCGTCGGCACCCTTATAAATTATTTCACGTAGTCTATTTTTATTGATGCCGTCAAAGTTATCATAAGGAATAGAGTCTATGTAATTAATCAAGAACTTTTTAATTTGCTCCATGTTTGTCTCGCTTACAAAGTTATCAACGATACGGACTAATTGATAGTTAAGCTTTTTGTCATAGTAGTAAAGATAAAAGCCACCCTCCGCGCTTAAAAGGTTTATAAGCTTATAACGATCTATTGCGATCACACCTTTAGTAACCGACCAAAAAGTAAGCAGTTCCGTTTGTGTATCATTGTCTAAGTCCGTTACTAATTGCTTAGCCTTATTAATATCAAGCTTATGCTTTTGTGAAATAAACGCAGCGATATTCTCGGAGTCTATTCCTTCGTCTTTTTTACCTAGGTAATCTTTTTTAATGTTAACACTAACTTTGTTGCGCCCTTCGCCATAGCCGTCTTTAATCAGTTGCTTAGCCGCTTCGCTAAAGTTCCCGTTATGTTCAAGCGTTGCATAGATGGCAAAAGGTTTATAACCCCTACCGGTCTCAAACTGCGTAGAGGTACTAAAGACTTTAAATAAGCCAAGGCCTCTATGATAGTCGGCGCTTATGTGCGAGTCAGTCTTACCCGGACGCTTAAGAAAATCGCGCTCGCCTCTAGTCTCAATCCACGTCCAACCATTTGACTCTAATAACTTAACTACGTCGCACTTGGAATTATAATCGTCCCATGGTGTCGTCGCGTAGGCTTCGGAGTCGGCCACTACTTGCGAGCGTACTTCTTTAACTACTTCATTAAAGCTACGGCAAATAGATAAGATAGAATCTCTTTGCTCTAAAGTTATCAAGTTAACTTTAAACTCGCGCTCTTTAGTGTAACCTTCCGATGGCGGTGCTAAGACATAGCCGCCCTCGCCTCTAGTTTCTATTAAAACTATTTCTTTGGCGTGTGGCGTGTCTATTAGTTCATCTTTGGTAGCGTGGCGCATGGCTAGCTTTTGGTTGCCCTCGACAACTTCACATCGATAGTAAAGATGATAGCCGCCGGACTTAGTACGCACAACGTAAAGTAGTGGCATAAGATCCGTAAGGGAATCTTTAAGGCGATCCCAAAGGTTACCGCTTACGTCGTACTTAAGATCCACGTCTATAATTTCAAGACCTCCCGAAACACCGCCACCGATTATGGCAATATTCTTGCAACGTTCATTATTGAATTGGGCCTTAATAGTTCCGTCGTCCATGATCTTACTTTGGAACTCCGTCCAAGGAAAAACGGCTCGTTTATTTTCCCCGATTGGTATTACGGAGAATCCTTGCTTTGTGTAATAGTTGGCTGCTTTAATCATTGGTTAAATTTCTTGCATTTTATAAATTGTTCTTACTTCAAATCCTAGTTCTTGCAGTTGCTCATGTCGGTATTTCTGCAACTCGGATAGTCTACCTTTCTCGGCCTTGCACTCTATAAAAAATGTCTTACCATCTTTAAGCAGCATAAGGTCGGGCATCCCGTTCTTGTTGCATTGTATTATCTTTACGACATACCAACCGAGTAACTCAAAGTGCCGGATCACTTTACTTTGTAGAATACTCTCTCTCAAGTTCTTTAAGTTTAGGGTGAACTTCTTTAATAAACTTTTGCTTGACCATTATATATAATGGTTGCTTTTTTTCTTTTGTGGGTAGCGCCTTACGGCCGCGGGTTTCTTTTTTCATAATATTTTTTGATTTGCTGCAAACATAATAAAAAAAAATTAATAAAAAAAGTTTTTTATTTAAAATAAAATACTTAGCTTTGTCCTCGTAGTCTAAAACAAACTACATTTTATATTATGGCATTATCAAATTTAGGAGGTGTTAACACAATTTACCTCAATGTTGCGGATGGCAACTTAGTACGCCAACACAAGCAACCAAACGAGCGCACATCGGAGCGCTTAACAAAAACCGGCAAGCTAGTCTTTGAGGAAAGGTTTAAGGATCTTACCGCAAAGCTAGATAATATTACCACGCGTGAGAATGACTATGGTAAGCAATGGCAAATCAGGTTCCAAGATCAGGGCGACTATTATGTAATTAGTCTACCTTACTCAAGCCGTTACGCATCTAGTTTCTTAAAAGCTTTGCCTAACATTGACTTAGACAAAGAACTTAGGTTTATGCCATGGGCTATGAAGGACAAAATCGACCCTACTAAAACTATTACGGGTATTACCTTGTATCAAGATGGCGAAAAGATCGCACCATATTATACAAAAGAAGATCCTAAAGATTTGCCGCAAATGACTAAGATTAAAGTTAAAGGCAAAGAACAATGGGACGATAGCGATATGATGATATTCCTAGAGAATATGGCCCTTAACTTATTTGAAGAGGTCTTAAAAGACTTATCAACGGCGCCGCATGACGACGACGAAACGCCTTTTTAGTTGGACGATTATTGGTTACCGGTTTGTGGCTTCCGGACAAAAAGCCACATTTTTTTAAACTTATAAATATATTTTATGCCCGTAATAAAAATAACTAGCGAAACAAATTTGCTACATAATGAGACAAGGTATTTTATCCGCATTGACGGCAAGTTCATACAAGGCTTTGACACTTTAGAGAAAGCCGAAAAGGTAGCCGAGCAAATAGCAGCACACGGCGGTAAGGAAAAAACCGATGAAATAACCATAAAAGAAATAATATGCTAATCAAAAATCTTCAGTCCAACCAACTTACTTTCAAAGACGGCCGTTTTTATACCGATGAAAATGGCAACTATTTTCCAAGCGCAACTACGATACTTGAGGCCTACCCAAAGCCGGCGCAGCTTATTATGTGGATGAAAGAGGTAGGATCTAAGGCCGACGAAATTAGAGACGCAGCCGGCAAGCGCGGATCTGCGGTGCATCAATTAACCGAAGACTACGACAACGGCGTTGAATGCACCTTGCTTGATGAATACGGCAAGCCTAGATATTCTTTAGATGAATGGTCTATGTTTGAGCGTTACGTAGAATTTAGCGTTAACCATAAGCCGGAGCATCACTTAATTGAGCAAACTTTTATAGGCGGTGGCTTAGGCTTTGCCGGAACCATTGATCGTATTTGCACAATAGATGGCAAGACTTACGTTTTAGATATTAAAACAAGCAACGGCATTTACAATAGTTATTGGCTGCAACTAGCGGCTTATCGCGAATTATATAACGCAAGCGTAAAGCACGGCTCCGGTATGCCGGACATTGACGGGGTAGCTATTTTATGGCTTAACTCTAAAACTAGGACAAGCGGCAAAAAAGGCGACGTGCAAGGTAAGGGATGGCAAATGGTGACCGAAATGGATACGACAAAGCAATGGTCATTATTTCAAGCAGTCCAACAATTATGGCACGCCGAACATGAAGGCGACAAGCCAAAAGAATTTAGTTACCAACTTTCTCATAAAAAGTAATTAACTTAGCGCCATGATAACCAAAAGAAAACGACTTTACTTTGACATAGAAACAAGTGCTAATATCGGTTTCTTTTGGCAAAGTGGCTACAAATTAAATATCGGCCCGCAAAATATTATCAAAGAGCGTGCGATTATTTGCATCTGTTATAAGTGGGAGGACGAAAAGGAAACGCACTCGTTAACGTGGGATAGCAAACAGAATGATAAAAAAATGCTCCAAGACTTTATAAAAGTCTTGAACACCGCCGATGAAACAATAGGACACAACGGCGATAAATTTGACCTTGCATGGGTGCGCACTCGTTGTTTATTTCACGGAATAGATATGTTTCCAAGTTATACAACGATTGATACTTTAAAAGTTGCACGCAGTAAGTTTAAATTTAATAGTAATAAACTTAATTACATTGCGCAGTACTTAGGTATCGGACAAAAGATTAAAACCGAATTTGATTTGTGGAAGGATATTGCCTTAAAAAATGATAAGGTTGCACTTGCTAAGATGGTTAAGTATTGTATCATGGACGTAATACTTTTAGAGAAAGTTCACAAGCTTTTAAATAATCACATACCGGCTAAGACGCACTTTGGCGTTGTGTTTGGTGAGTATAAAGGTACTTGCCCGGAATGCGGATCGGACGATTTAATAAAACATAGTAGACAAATTTTAGCAAGCGGAACTATTAAAATAATCTATAAATGCAAGACGTGTGGCAAGTTTCACCGAAAAACTGATAAATGATATGGAAGTAGGAAATTTATATAAACATAAAATGCGCGACTTAGTTGTAAAGTGTACTAAAAGCAATAAACTTGTTAATGATACATTTTGCGGGTATGTAGTAAAAGGCGACGACTTAACGCCTAAAGGCGATATAAAAGGCGATTGGTTATGTTTTATGTTTGAACTTTATATTGAAACTCCAACAAGTACTCAAGTAGGCGGCGATCATTATAAGATTTATAAGATCCAACCAACCGAATTTATACACACAAATAGTATTCCTTTTATTGAGGGTAATATTATTAAGTATGTTATGAGACATAAAAATAAAAACGGCATCGAAGATTTAAAAAAAGCAAGGCATTATATTGACCTACTAATAAAACTAGAGTATGAAACTTCCAAAGTTATTTAATAAAATGAAACTAGCAGAGCAAGAAATGTGGCTTACTAATAAGCTAGCAGAGGTGCATGGCCTTGAAATAGAAATAAGACGTTACCTAGCTAAAGTGCGCGGGGGTCAAATTATATTTACTCCAAGCGATGAAATAGATCGTTTAGATGAAATAGAATTAAAAAAAGATGCCTAACATAAAAATTATATATCGTAAGCTTGGACGCGAGCAAGCGCATGGCCTTGCTAGTAAGGATGGCGTTATAGAAATAGACGAACGCCTTAAAGGAAAAAAGCACCTAGAAATTTTAATACATGAAATTCTCCATTGCCAATATCCTAGAAGTTCGGAAGCTACCATAGTTAAAAACTCCGTTGTGCTTACACGCATCCTTTGGAAGGAGGGTTATAGACGTGTCGATCAAAAAGAAGACGAGCCGCTACAAGACGGCTTATTATAGAATTGGATTGCCATTGACCAATTAAATATGATTTGGCAAAAGGCCGGCAAAAATAACACTCATTAATATCATGATAGTAATTACGGGAATTGCCGGCCTTATCTTTTAAAACAATACCATGCAACTAAGAGACTACCAAGTAGACATTGCGGAGCAAGCCATAAATATACTTAAGGAATTTAAGCTAGTATATTTAGCGATGCAAGTCCGTACGGGCAAGACTATAACAAGCTTGCACATTGCTAGTTTATATGGCGCTAAGAAAGTTTTATTTGTCACTAAGAAAAAAGCTATAAGCAGTATTGAAGATGATTTTAAGCAATCTAATTGTTTATATGATTTGCTTGTAATAAACTACGAAAGCTTACATAAGATAACACACACTTACGATCTTATAATAGTAGACGAAGCGCACGCCTTAGGGCAATTTCCAAAGCCAAGCAATCGGGTAACTGAATTAAAAAAGATATGCTTAGGAAAGCCGGTAATATATTTAAGCGGTACGCCATCGCCCGAAACATACGCGCAGTTTTATCATCAATTTTTTGTAAGCAGCTTTAGCCCGTTTAAAGAATTTAAAAACTTTTACGCATGGCATAAAGAGTACGGCATTCCTAAGACAAAGTTCTTATATAATATGCAAGTGCCTGACTATACGCACGTCAAGCAAGAACGCATCCAAAGTGAAATACAACACTTATTGTTAACTTATACGCAAGAAGAGGCCGGCTTTGAAAGCTTGGTAGAAGAGGTTATTCTTTACGTACCCATGTCGGATAAGATTAAGTGGGCCGTAGACAAGATTAAGAAGGATAAATTATTTAAGACTAAAGATGGCGCGGTAGTTTTAGCCGATACCTCGGTTAAAGAAATGCAAAAGATACACCAAATATGTAGCGGGTCTGTTAAGACTGAAGATGGCAACGCTATTATGTTTGACGATACTAAAGCTTTATTTATTAAAGAGCGTTTTAAAGGGCAAAAGATAGCTATATTTTACAAGTACATTGCCGAGGGTATGCAGTTAAGGGTACACTTTGCCGGCCGTATTATCGAGGATCCTATGGCTTTTAACGAGGCACCCGGCGACGCAGTCTTTATAAGTCAAATACAAAGCGGTCGGGAGGGTATAAACCTAAGCACGGCCAAAGCTTTGATTATGTATAACATAGACTTTAGCGCCGTAAGTTATTGGCAATCAAGGGCAAGAATGCAAACTAAAGACCGCATCGAGGCGTCTAAAGTATATTGGGTTTTTACTACCGGCGGTATTGAAGACCGCATATTTAACATGGTGCAAAATAAAAAAGACTTTACTCTAAGTCATTTTAAGAAATTATTTTAGGTCATAACTGCTTGATTTATAGCTAGTTAAAATTATTTTAAAAAAATATAATAAAAATATTTTTTTATTAATAATAAAGTTATATCTTTGATTTATCAAAAACAAACCAACTATGACAACTTTAACAACAACAATGCAAGAAATTAACAATTTAGTAGAAAACAAAAATTTTAGAGAATCAGTTGCAAAAATATGCAAAGAAAATGGTTGCTCTTTACAAGAATGGAATAACTTTAAATGGGCAATAATTTTAAGATTTGCAACAAACATAGTTTGCAATAAATAAAAAAAGTTAGGGGTGCGACTAATCAACGCACATTTTATTTAACCAATAATAACCAATTATGAACAAGTTAAAAACACCACAACAAAAAGCCAACGAGCGCTACGCTCAAGAAAGCATCAAGCCAATGTATGCTTTTATCATTGTATGCATTGCATTTTTAGTAACCGCTATAATGCAAAACTTATGAGTAAAAATTTAATCTTTATTTACGAACTGACATTTTTTATAGTAGTGTCACTTCCACTAGCAATCACGTTGTATTTAACTGCAACGCTTATTTCAAAATTTAAAAACTTATAATTATGGCTTACTCTACTTGCTGCGGCGCTTATAGCCAAATGCCCGAAATAGATATTTGTCCTGAATGCTTAGAGCATTGCGACTTTGAGGACGAAGAGGACGAGGCTAATAAAACATTAATTAATAATCAAAACCAATAACCATGGCAAATCACCAAGAATGGCAAGACCTTACCATTATAGAAAAAATCGACTTAGTCGGCAAGATTACACACTTACTACAAAACGACCTAGATAGCTTTAATGCTATGAAAAATTGGGTCGCAGCTAGTGAACTATTAGGATTGTTTAACGAAGTAAAAATTAACGATGAAGGAAATTCTTAAATATATAAAGCTTTACACCGGCTGCGACGAACACGCACTTAAACGTATTGAGGCAATGCTTGAACCAAGATTAAATATAATGCCTCAAGTAATTGAAAAAATAGTACACGTAGAAAAGTTTGTTAAGCGTAAGCCAAGGCCTAAAATAACAATTTTAGAATGGAGCGAAGGCTACTGCAAAGAAAATAATATTACTTATGAATATATAAGCCAAGCACGTAGACTACAAGAAATTGTTGACGCTCGCGATGCTTATGTAAAGCAAGCATATTTTGAAGGGTTTACACCTAGCGAAATTGCAAGGCATATTAAAAGGAATCACGCTACCATTTTACACACTATAAGTAAGTAGTTCCCCCGCTACTATTACGCACGGCTCGCAAAGATTGTTTTCTTTGTGGGCCGTTTGCTTTAAAGCTTACGTGTACCCAATCCGGGTTCTCTTTGTCGCCAAACTCCCAAATAAGTTGATCAAAATTTAGGTTTGCCTTAATATAATCATGCACCATTTTGTTAGTAACGCCGTTGCTTGATCCATCCATATCGATATCAATCGCTTCGCCCTTGCAATGCTGACTTGTAGCGCTGCCCTTAATGGCCTTATTGAGAGCCTCGGATCTGTAAGCAGATGAAATATGTATCGGGCATCTAAAGTGCGCTCTAATAGGCTCAAAAATGGCCTCGGCTAGCTTTTTAAAATTCTCTAGGTGTTGCTCCGTTGGCATGTTTGAAAGGCCAAGACGCTTGGCTTGTTCACTACGTGTAACTTCGGATAGGCTTAAATGTTCGCTAATTTTCATAATATTTGTTTAATAAAGTAAAAAAGGGCTAGCACCCATAAAGTGCCAACTATTGCTAAAAGTTGTTTTTCTTGCTTATGCATCTTTTTTAAATATCTTTTCAATACTTGTAAGTCCTAAAGTACCGAAGGCAAGCATTGCCACGGCCTCTACTAAGATAGCGCTAGGAGCGGTATGCTCTTCGCTAAATTGATTATGATACATAGTAACGCAAAGCGCTATGGTGCAAAGCAAACCGCAAAGGCGCTTCATGCTAAATCGTCCGTTGTCTTCTTGAAAAAATTGTTTCATATTATAATTGGCTAAATTGGAAAATGACTAAAAAGATTAATATTATTTTTTGCCAAGCATGGTATTTATCCATCTTGTCAAGTTCTCGCTCCCTTGTTTTATAAGTCTCGAGGTTTGCCTCGTAGCGATATTTGTAATTTTCAAGCGCGCTAGCTTTAGAAATGTAGACATTGAGAATAGAATCATCTTTTATTGTTTTACTTTTTAAAGAATCAATAGTTTTATTGTAACCAAGATACAAAGCGTTTATTTCTTTGCCTTGCTCAATGGTCATTATAACTACCGAATCTTGCTTAATTTTCTTTATTTGTGGGTATTGCGAATAACTTGAAACTGATAGCAGTATCATTATTAACACTATCCAAAGTTGCTTTAACTTCACTTAGTTCGGTTTTTAATATGTTTACTTCTTGTTTTAATTCAGTAATTTTTGCAACTGCTTGATGCACTATTTCGGCTTCTTTTTTACTTGCCTTAGCTTGCACTTCTACCGACTTAGCATTGGTGCTGCTTACTTGTTGCATCAACTTTTCAAACTCAATATCTTCTTTTGTCTCTTCGCTTGGCATTTGAGCCGTAGCCGTGCAACCAAATAAAAATATAAATAATAGATACTTCATTATTTTATTGCTTGTATTTTACCTAAACTTTCTAAAGTACTTAGTTTCGCCGTTGCCGACGCTAAGCTAGAATCGCACCTTCTTAACGCCACTTGCATAACGTCTACCTTGTCGTCTAGCTTTTCGACCTTTACATTTTGCATAGTAATTTGATCTTTAAACGTAGTACGGACGTCAATGTATAAATATGATATTGCAAGCAATACTAAAAAAAGCGTTGCAACTATCGGGTTCTTTGCGAAATCCTTAAATGTCATTGGTAGTGTCATAAAATCTTTTTAAAATATCCTATTTGAAATTCTTTGTTAGTATTAATGTTTAGTTGAATTTGTCCTTTATATGGAGTCTTATAAATAAGTCCGGCTCCAAGCGCGCCTTTAGTTGTGGCATTGCCTCCTACATAAAGTTCGCTTTTAGGTTGGTAAGGTATGCGTATTTCTCGCACTTCTTTAATAATCTTATGTGTTATGCTTGCGTTAACTGATCGCCCAAAGATTGCGTTCTTACTTATCGTGTCAGTTATAGCAATGGTGCCGTCTTGTATCTTTATTGTGTCTTTATAGATATTTTTAGTAAAATACTCTTTAAGTATGGCCATAGTGTCTACCGGAGTAGTTAAGGATATTGTATCGTATATTGTTGTATCTTTTCGGATATCTTTGCCTTTACGATATATAAGCGAATCATGCTTAATATTAATCGTATCGATTGTTGTTATAATAATAGGATCGCTTATCTTATAAGATTTGCTTAAAAGTAGCGCTATAACAATTAATGATATGACAAGCGCAAATCTAGTCATCGCGTCTTACTTTCTTAGTAGCGTTATAGTAATAACGTATCGCCATAAAACCTGAAATGATAGCAACCAAACCGGCCACTAAAGTCACAAAGGGTTGCGCTTGGGTTACTGACAATGTCGCGGCGGTCATTGACACGCCGGTATTGATTAAGGCTTGGCTGCTATCTTGTGTCATTTAGTCTTCGTTTTTAGGCTCTTCTTGGGTTGGCTTTTGCTCTTGCTCAAGCTGACCGAAAAAAGTTAATAAAGGTAGGCCAAACTCCGTAGGGATCTTGTTAATAAAGGCCTTTAAGTCTGTAAGGTGTTGCTCGTTTAATGTTAACATAATTTTTAATTTTACTGCAAATATACTATTTGTTTTTTAATTCGTCTATTTCTGCTTTAAGTTCTTGAATTGCTTTTACTAAAGCTGCTATAATTGGTCTATCTGATAAACCTATAAAATCTTCACCTTCAACATAGGCTTGTGGAATAAACTCTTTTACTTGTTGTGCAATAAATCCTAATGTTTTTTCTACGGATTCATCTTCTTCTTTCATTCTAAATAAAGTAGGCTTTAATCCCATAATAGCATTTAAACCTATTGTAGAATCTTCAAAATCCTTCTTTTTATTTATATCTGAAAATGATGTATAAAGACCTGTTGTACCACTAATTACTGCAATATTTGCAGAACCATTATATAAAAATATATTACCAGCAGTTGCGTACCATCCATACCAATTTGAACTTGCAGTTACTCCGCCACTTCTACTTTCCCAAAATATACCACCTAAAGAACCTGTTGCCATAATTTCACCATTAACTTGCAAAGAAGTTCCAAGATTTGCAGAAGTATTTGATGTTTTATTTATTAATACATTACCCCCCGATGTGATTCTCATTCGTTCGGTAGAGTTTATCAAAAACTGCATTGTTGCAGCACTATTTGTTGCATTTAAAACAAGTCTTTCATCACCACCTTCATCATAACCAATGTATCCACCACTTAAACCTTGTCCCATAAATACCTTAGGGAATAAATCAGTAGATACATCTAAATTTATACGAGTATATAAGTTGTAAGAACCATCTGTTTTATAAACCTCAAACTTAGAAGCCGGCGAACTCGTTCCGATTCCAACGTTACCCCCCGATGTGATTCTCATTCGTTCGGTAT